GTGATACCGAACGCTGCGTAGAAACTAACACGAGTGCTCGGAGCAATCCCCTTCGCCATAGGAATGCCTGTCTTTCTGTAGTGCTGAGAGCGCTTGAGTTCAGCCACCCATTGGTACGAGGTCTTAGAACGCTTCCCAGCATTCTTCAACCGGCGGTAAACTGCGTCGAACAGGGGGACCCCGCCATACTGGCTAAGCCCACCCTCGCCCACCGCAGCCAACCACGCCTTCCGCTCAGTTTCTGTGCAGAAGCTCGCACCGGAGGTCAGGTCTTTTTGTATGGCCGTAGCTGGGTTCCTAATCATGGTCCACAATCCGTTCACGCAGACAGGTCGGCACTGGCAAAAGTCAATGCGCTCAAAAGTCCGCGTAACGCTGTCCACCCCGATTCTGAAACCCAACTTAAGCCACCAGTCCTCGAGGTTGGCAAGAAACCTGGGGACAACCTTTCGCTCCATAATTATCACGCTGTCATCACCATCATTCAACACTTTCACACTTACACCTACATCCTGAGAGTACATAATATGGCCACTGAGGCAAATTAGAATGTTACCTAGAGATGTATTAGGATCACCCGACATCCTACCCCCTGATGATACGTACTTCACCAAACCATCACAGCACAACACACGACCTCGATTCACGAGCTGCCATTCAAGAATCTCCTTCAGGTAGTCAGGGGCGGTGGTGTGAGCAACATATACGGAGTGCTCCTCTCCCAGCACCGGCCCACGAACATGCTGGTCGTACTTCTTGAAATCCAGCGACACAGCGCACGGATCAGAAAACGAATCCCAAGCACGCCGCAGTTCGGCAGCTCTTTCAACACCATTCAACCCCTTCATCACGGCTTTGTACCCCAACCACTCATCCAACGCTTTGTACAGCGATTTCTCCATGGGCTTGATATGTCGCGCAGCTTCGCACAAATATCTGTCATCCCGTGGCTGGATTAGGCGGCAGGGCTTGCCGACCTTCAGGCACTCCCTCTTGACAAAGGCTTTCACCTCCGCATCGCGACGGCTCAAAGGGTACAGTTTGAGGGAGCAGCCAGCCCTGACCATTCGCGCACGCTTCCGAGCCGTCGTCTGAAGTGCCACAAGG